AACTTATAATCAGGATAAAATTCATAATCTAGTTTTTGATAATTGCCAATGTAATCTTCTACTTTTAACTGCCAGTTGTCAGTTCCTGTACCACCAATTATTGCATTAGGGTAGTTTTTTTTTAAACGCTCAATTCTATTGATACTAAACTTAAAAATACTTGAGGCAAAAATTAAATCAAATTCAGGATCAAATAAATCTCTGTTGACTGATCGAGTAAAAAAAACATCATGTTTATTTTTTTTATAATAAGCAGCCATACGCATTAATGCTAAGTTTGGTAATTTTCCATCAATCTGTATTAGTTTTATTTTCATTA